CCCCGTGGCTAAAGGAGAATCTCATGAATCCGAACATTGATTTTTTAGGCATCTGCCAGCTTTTGAAGGCACTCCGAGCGGTCGGGTTTTCTGAGACTGAAATCAAAAAGATCGCGCGGCGGATCGCTGTCGAGCTTGGTGCAAATTTCACACTTTACGCTTGATTTTTCTCCGTTTTGGTCATAGCTATTACGCCCTTGGTGTGGTAGTGTGTGTTGCTGCAGAGGGAGGTGAACAGCATGGCAAAGAAGCAGACCAACGGAAATCTTGCGCTGGAACAGCAGCGCGTCATAGTCATCCCGGCACACGATGAGTTCGTCGCGCGCAAGCTGCGCGTCGCGGCTTATGCCCGCGTCAGCTCCTCCAGTGAGGATCAGCTCAATTCCTACCGCGTGCAGAATCAATACTATTCTGAACTGATCTCCAGCAATCCGGATTGAGAAATGGTCGATATTTACGCCGATGAGGGCATCACCGGCACGTCGGTTGAAAAGCGCGAAGATTTTCAGCGCATGATGCAGGATTGTCGGAAAGGAAAAATCGACCGCATTCTGGTCAAGAGCATCTCCAGGTTCGCCCGAAATACAAAGGACTGCCTTGCAGCCGTTCGGGAACTCAAAGAGCTTGGCGTCAGCATTCTGTTCGAAGAACAGGGCATCGACACGGCACGGGTGTCCAGTGAAATGGTCACGGCGATTATGGCATCGTTGGCACAGAAAGGCAGCGAGTCAATTTCGGGAAATGTCCAGTGGGGCTACCAGAAGCGTATGGAAAGCGGTAAGTTCAATACTTGCAAAGCGCCGTATGGCTTTGCCCTGCATGAAGGAAAACTGTTCATAAAAGAAGACGAAGCAGCGGTCGTTCGATCCATCTTTCAACTGTATCTAAATGGACTGAATGGATACGAAATTGCAAATACCTTGTCCCAACAGGAAATTCCACCGGGACGTGAAATGGGAACATGGAAAGACTCGTCGATATACTACATTTTGAAGAATGAACGATACGCCGGGAAAGCGATGGTTGGGAAAAGCTATTCAACGACTACATTTCCACATAAAAAAGTCAGAAACCACGGCGAACGGGAAATGTATTTGATGCCAGATAGCAACCCGCCAATTGTATCTCCGGAAATATTTGACAGAGTACGGGCGCTTTTGCAATCAAGAAAAACATCGTACAATGGTTCAACGAACCAGCCGTTCAGCAGAAAACTGTACTGTGCAAATTGCGGTCGGTCACTCAAACGGAAATTTACAAACAAGAAAATGTACTGGGTTTGCAATACGCACTTTCAAAATGCTGCGTTATGCCCTACTCCACCATATCATACGCCGGATATAGAACAGGCTTTCTGCCGTCTGTACTACAAGCTCAAGCACCATGGCAGTTCCATCTTCACGCAAATGCTCTCGAATCTCCAGAAGATTCGCTATGCTCGGATGCTCTGGAGCGAGGACGTGATTTCTCTCAACAAGAAAATATCCGACACACTCAGTCAGGTTCAATTCCTAACCCAGCTTCAGCAGGCGGGCGGCGTTGACCCTGACACTTTTATCTCATCAAACAACAAACTCAGCGAACAGCTCCGCAGGCTGAAACAGGAAAAGGCTAGGCTTCTCGACACCGACAGTGACGATCTGGCAGATCGCACCCGCGATCTTATGGACGCGCTGGAGGATGGGCCGGATTTCCTCGACAGCTTTGATGCGGAGCTGTTCGATGCGCTTGTTGAAAAAATCATCGTGGACAGCACCGAGCGCCTTCGTTTCCGGCTGAAAAACGGCTTGGAGCTGACAGAGCAAATCGAAAGGACGAAGCGGTAATGGGAAATCGGAAGCTGCCGTTCGGCTATCAAATGCGCGTAGGCGAGATCATCCGGAACGAGCCAGAAGCCAAAGCCGTGCAGGATATCTTCCTGCAATATACAATTGGTGCGTCGCTGAAAGAGATCGCAGCGCAGATGAGCAAGACCGGCCCCGTCTATGACGAGGGCAAGAGTTGGAACAAGAATATGGTTGCTCGAATTTTGGAGAATTCCAAGTACACCGGTGCGGATAGCTATCCAAAATTAGTTGACATAAAATTATTTGAAGCAGCCGCCGAGAAGCGGCAGACCAAGCAGCGATTGCCAGAGCGGACACCCGCGCAGAAAGCACTCAAACGTGTCTGCTCCAAACCGCCTACACCGGAGATCGAACAGCAGGTCACACATCTGCTCGGCAAGTTGGCAGAGCAGCCGGAGCGCATCACGCAGCCAACGGAAACACCCGCACCGACACATACAAATACGCAAGCCGAACTGGATGAGGTTTTGAACACCCAGCCGCTCGACGAGGATGCTGCCAGAAGCCTGATCTGTAAGCTGGCACAGGAGCAATACGATGCAATCGGCAACGAGGAATACGAAACCGAACGCCTGCGGCGGCTGTTCACGGCGTTCGAATGCACAGCAGAGCTCAACGCGGAGCTGCTGCAAAGCGCCGTCTCCGCCGTGCTGGTGACGCGCCAGACGGTGCGCTTGCAGCTCAAAAACGGACAGATCATTGGAAAGGACGATTTGGTATGACAGACGAAAAACCGCGCGTCATTATCATTCCACCCAAGCCAGAATTGCAGCAAACGGCTGCGGTCACAAAGCAGCTTCGCGTCGCGGCGTACTGCCGCGTCTCGACCAAGGAAGAAGAACAGGCCAGCAGCTATGAAGCGCAATGCGAATACTACACCGACAAAATCATGTCCAACAAAGAATGGACGATGGCGGGCATCTTCGCGGACGAAGGCATTACCGGCACGTCTACGAAAAAGCGCACAGAGTTCTTGAGAATGATCCGCCAGTGCAAGCAGAAAAAGATCGACCTCATCCTCACAAAGTCCATTCAGCGGTTCGCCCGCAACACGCTCGACTGCATCAATTACACGCGCATTCTCCGGCAGCTTGGCATCGGCGTCCTCTTTGAGAAAGAAAATATCAACTCCTTGCCGCCAGACAGCGAATTCATGATCACGATGTACGGCGCGATGGCGCAGTCTGAAAGCGAATCCATCTCCGGCAACATCCGGCGCGGCCGGCAGATGCACGCAAAGGTCGGAACGCTCAAGGTTCCCTGTTACCGGCTTTACGGATATGAAAAAGACGCAGATGGCAAATTCCGCGTCATACCAGAGCAAGCAGAAATCGTGCGTGAACTCTACAAGCGATATGAGAGCGGTGCCAGCCTGCGAAATCTGCAAGACTGGCTGGAGGAAAATCAGATCAAAACGGTTCTCGGAGAATCAAAATGGACAACAACATCCATCAAGAGCATCCTGACAAATGAAAAATACTGCGGCGATGTCCTGCTCCAGAAAACATTCCGGACAGATGTGATCAGCAAGAAGGTCATTAAGAACGTCGGTCAGATGGCGCAATACTATATGCCAGACCATCATGAGGCCATCGTCAGCCGGGAGCAGTACAATGCAGTGAAAGCAGAAATGGCACGTCGGAGCGCCCTGCGCAGCCCATCCAAATCGGCTGTGACAGGACGCTCTTGCTATACGAGCAAATACGCTTTATCGGACAGACTTGTATGCGGCGAATGTGGGACACTCTACCGCCGCTGCACATGGACATCCCTTGACCGAAAATATCCCGTCTGGCGCTGCACCAGCCGCCTGAACTACGGAACAAAATACTGCCACGATTCTCCGACGATCAAGGAAGAACCACTGCAAAATGCAATTCTGGCGGCGATCAACTCAGCCATGAGCAACAAACCGGCCCTGCTCGACCTTATCAAGAATGCGGTTTCCTTAGAGCTTCTGCCGGTGCAGGGTCAGACCATGAGCCTTGCCGATATCGAGCGCCGGCTGACGCAGCTCGATGAACGATTCCAGACCTTGCTGGCAGAGGCCATTGATGCCGAAGATATGGAAGCCTGCAATGCGCGGTTCGCAGAAATCCTAGCCGAGCAGACTGCGCTCAAAAAGCAGAAAGAAGAAATCCTGCAAAGCAGCGCCGACGCAGACTGCATCAGCACTCGCATGAAGCAAGCAGAAGAAGCTATAGAGAATACCGCACAGACAATCACAGAATGGAATGAAAACGCCGTCCGGCAGATCGTGGAGCGCGTGACCGTCCTCTCTGCCGACGAGGTGCTGGTACGAATCAAGGGCGGTGCAGAGATCAAGCAGCGTATGGAGTAATTCCAATCGAAAAATGAAACAGGATCTGTTCTGCTGTTAAACAGATCCTGTTTTTGTTCCTACAACCATTTATGCGAATCTAAAGTTAGAATTTATTTTTGTCTAATGCTTATTACAGAAGCGGAGTCATATACAACGGAAGAAATACGATGCCGTCTTCCTCTTTGAAATCGCCGGTATGCAAAACATAAGGGATATGAAGCTGCTCGGCATATTTCGTCTTGAATTTTTTCAGAGAGGACAGCGTATAGTTCTTACTCGACTTCACTTCGATGGGAGAGATGTTGTGGCGGTTGCTGATTTGACTCTTGGCGATCAAAAAATCAATTTCCATGCGGGAGGATGCGTCGCTGCGAGAGGAATTGGAATAGAAATAGAGCTTGTGCCCACTCGCAGTCAGCATTTGCGCGACCATGTTCTCCATGACCATGCCCATGTTGACCTCCAGCTTGTCGAGCAGGAGCTTCTTGTAGACCTCACCGGTAACGATGCCGTTTTCGTCAAAGGCATGGCTGATCAAAAGACCGGTATCGCCCATATAGCATTTCAGCAGCGTCCTGTCCCGGTTCAGATTCAAACCAAAGGTCGGCTCTGTGGCATTATAGCAATGATTTACGATCATCGCGTCAGAAAGCCAGAACATGGCGTCCTTGTATTCGTCAAATCGTGCGCCCTGCTTCAAAGACGAGAGCTTAAAATGCTGATTCTGATTCTTCATCTGCGACGGGATCTCGTCATAAATCGCCTCGACCTTCATCTCATAGCCTTTCGCATGCTTGCGGATATCATCACGATAAAGGTTCAGAATACGCCGTTTGACTCGGTCTACCTCGTCAAAGTCATTGTGCTTGACAAATGCATTGACAGCCTGCGGCATTCCGCCAACGATCAGGTATTGTCGGAACAGATCCATCGCCTTGCGATGCAGCGCCTGTCCGAGCGGCGCTTTTTTCCTGTAGCAGTCGCGGATAAAATCCATCATCGTGTCGTTCCCGTTTGCCCACAGGAACTCCTCAAAGTCCAGCGGATACATATCTACATGATCTTCCTCGGACGGAATCAGGATATCCTTAACATTTTCACGGATGGAAATAAGTGAGCCTGTCTCAATATAGTCGTAGCGTCCATCTGCGACGAGGTATTTAATAGCGCTTCTCGCTCTTGGGAAAAGCTGGACCTCATCAAAAATAATCAGAGATTCCCGCTCGTAGAGCTTGACCCCATAATAGGTCGTTAGCTTCATGAAGAAGGTTTTCAGGTCGACAAGGTCGTGTTCAAACATTTCCTTGACCGGCTGATCGACAAGGTTGAAGTCAATCAGAATATAGGATTTGTATTCCGCCTTGGCAAACGCCTCTACAATATAGCTCTTTCCAACACGCCGAGCGCCCTGCACCAGAAGGGCGCTCTCGCCGCTTCGCTGCTTCCATTGCAGCAATTCCTGATAGATTTTTCTGCGCATAAAGAACCTCCTGATAAAACTGCCAAAACGAGTTATCTCTATAAGAGAATAACACAAATCAAGAATTTATGCAAGGAAGAAATCGCGCAAATCAAGATTTTTATTTTTCACATTTCTACACAAATCGAGTAAATTGAACATTTCATTTGCCCAGTATTTGAAACACTGTTTGTTACATTTTGTGAATAGCTTTTGTCTGAAACCTATGGCATGATTATGAAACAAGAGAAAGGACGATACAAAGATGACATACCGCGAGATCGGAATTTCAATCCGCAGCGCGTACTCACAGGGCTGGCCGGACGATGCTTCACGGCTTGCATTCCGCACGGAAACGCGGAAGCTGTTCCGTGATGCTGGCTGGCAGGTCGAAGAAATGCCGCTGGACAGCGGCCATTGTGATACGGTGCGAAATGGGAAAGACGCGCTATACCTGCATCCGACCGTGCTCAGCGGCGTCATGCAGGAAGATCACATTCCAGAGCTGCAGCAGCTTCTGTCCAGCGCGGCTACGTTCCGCGTTCTTGGTATAGACCTGCACATGGAATGCTTTGAACTGACAGACGAAGAATCCCGCCAGAGGCTGGAAGAACAAACCGAACGGATCGACAACGCCATTCTGGAAGCCTGCCGAACGAAACGGAGAAACCTGTTCCGCACAGGTCCAGTTGCCGCGCGCATCGGACGGCAGTTCGCAATTCGCCGCTTGACGGACTTGGAACGATCTGGTCCGTACATTGCGGAAGGTTATGTTGGAGAGCGGATTGAACAGCTTATTGCTGATGGCCGGCTGATTACCGCACAGACCCGCTACGGTCAGGGGCTGCGGACAGCGACCGAAGCAGAGCTTGAAATGGCGGAAAACGCAGATCCAATGCAGATGCATTTTTAAGAGGTGAGACGATGATTTACGCAACCGGCGATCTTCACGGAAACAGCCTTCGGTTTCAGCCGCAATACTTTCTAGCGCAATCTGAAATGACAAAGGACGATTACATGATCGTCTGCGGCGATTTCGGCTGTGTCTGGAACGGTGACAAGAGTGACGATCCACAGCTCGACCGGTTGGAAGCCTTGCCGTTTACGGTTCTGTTCGTGGACGGCAATCATGAAAACTTCGATGCGCTGAACGAACATCCGTTGGAACAATGGCACGGCGGAATGGTGCATAAAATCCGCCCGCACGTCATCCACCTGATGCGCGGGCAGATGTTTGAGCTTCAAGGCCGCACTTTCTTCACGATGGGCGGTGCGCAGAGCCATGACATTGCGGACGGGATTCTGGACATGGACAGCCCGAATTTTTACGAACGGTACGATTCCCTGCGCCGCAACCGTGGGCAGTTCCGTATCAACCACATTTCATGGTGGCAGGAGGAACTTCCGTCCGGCGAAGAATACGCGGAAGCCCGGCAGACGCTGGAGCGGCTGGACTGGAAGGTCGATTACATCATTACGCACTGCGCACCGACGGCGATTCAACAGAAGATCAACGCCGATTTCAAGCCGAACAAACTGAGTTCGCAGCCGCAACCAGTTCCACTACTGGCTGTTCGGGCACTACCACGACAACCGAGTTATCGACGAAAAGTATGTCATGCTCTATGAGCAAATGGTACGGGTATTATAAAACAGGGCAGAGAAAGACGCGGTCACGGCGACTGCGCTTTTCTTTGCCCTGTTGGACATTTTGAAGGAGAAACCTATGGTTTTTGAAATTTCGGAATATTATACGGGCGGGAAAATCCTACTGAAGCCGCGGGTCGAATTATACGACACGCGCGATTACACGGGAAAGCAAATGCCGGGGCTGGCGATTGTTCTCGACGAGGTGGATCAAAATGAGAATGTGACCGAGCAGTACGCCGTCCTCACGGTGTCCTTCGGAGACTTCCTCGCATTGAAAAACTGCGCATTCATTGACACCAACAACTGCCCGTTCGCGCCGCAGCTCCTTTCCGACGAAATCGCGCAGGATACCGGCCATAGCAAAATCAGCGGCTACTGCGAATATCCCCTGTGGGTGTTCAAGGAGGACTTTCTGAAGGAAATCGGCGGCGAAAAGTACGAGCAGTATTCGGAACAGTTCGATGCCTATATGCGCAGAGAGATGTCTGAGGATGATATGAAAATGGATGAGATGTGCGGTATGTAGAGGACGCAGGATCAGCGGCGCGAAGTATTCAGCAGTCGAAATTCAAAAGAAGTCTTTGACACTCGTATCTCGACGAAAGCTGACGAATCTGCTATAATATTTATAAATGCTGCAATAGGAGGCATTATAAAATGAGCAGAGAAACAGAAAAGGTTCTGAAAGAATTACAGCGTTTCCTGGATTCTCACGCAGACGAGATCAAGAGTGAGGACGATGCAAATGCACTGGCGGAACAGTTCCTCGCAGAGTACGATCAGAAGTGTGCCGCGCAGAAAGACCACGCACCCGAAACAGCCGACGATTATCTGGATCTTGCAGAGCAGGCAACATCCAAGAAAAAGCACATGGAATATCTCCGCAAGGCGCTGGAGTTGGAGCCGGACAACCTCGATGCGCGGCTGCAGATGATCACCAGCATAACGGAGCATCATCTGGACGAGCAGAGACTTGCCTTGCAGGAATTGCTGGCGCTGGCTGAGCAACAGATGAAAGAAGCCGGTGCATTTAAAGAGTACACGGGTGAATTCTGGACAGCGCCGGAAACCAGACCGTATATGCGTGTGCGCTATACATACTTCGACGTGCTGATCTCCTGCGGTATGATGCGTCAGGCAATCAGCGAAGGACAGCGCCTGCTGGAACTGTGTGAAAGCGACGACCTTGGTGTCCGCTATCAGATGATGCACCTGTACGTCTTTATGGAGGACGAAATGCACGCGCTGGCGCTCCATAAGCAATTTGACTCCTATGAAGAAACACAGATGCTCTTTCCGCTGGCGGTTTTGTATTACAAGCTGAACCAGTTTGACAAGGCGGAGGACTACATCAAACGCCTCGCAAAAGCGAACAAGGATACGAAGAAATTCCTGCGGGCAGCAGCGCACGATGAATTGGACGATTACATCGACGAGCTGAATCCCTATGGGTACCAGCCATTTACGATGGAAGAACTGCTGGACGAACTGATGAAGTCCAGCTACCTGTTTGACTCCGTGCCGTATTTCTTCGCATGGGCAAGCAAAGTCCTTGTCACGAAGTCCACTTCAAAAAAGAGCACCGGAAAGCCGCATCTGCTGAACTAAGCAGTCAACAAAAACATATAGCGAAGGCACGACCAAGCGTCGTGCCTTTTGCATTATCCATGATTACCGTGCGCCATTCAGAAGCGCTGTTGTCCGCGCATTGACACCCATAAGCTCACGCTGCGTCTGCCGATTTGCTTGGCACATGGGCATCAGAAAACTCACAGCCTTTCGGATCTGCTGAAGGTCAGAGGACGTGAGAGCATTCTGATGCAGATGCTCCAAAACACGGCTGTAAGCGTCTTTCAAAGACGCAGATACGGCAGGCTGAAAGAAATAGGTTGAGATCAGGCCGCCGATCAGGGCGGCTTCGTTATCGGTGTACTGCATGGCTGCGCTCCCTTCGCAAGAATCAAACGAACGGGGCAATCATACCACAAAATATTGTAGCAGGCTATTCGCAAAACGACGAAATATATGATGCGCGCCTGCAGCTAAAGATAAAAAGCAGTTGAAAGTGGTCTACATTCTGCAAAAGTATGCGCTATACTGCTCCACTCCGAAGATAGTGCGTAAGAATCCGCAAAAACTGTGCAGCTGTCGGAGCTGCCATCAGCGGGCAGCAGGTAAGACTACGCAGAAACGCGGCGTTTTTGTGCCAGGAGGCGCAGGCAAACCCGTCAATGTTTCGGACGACCTGAAGCGGATTGGTGTTGTATTGGTCTGCCACTTCGGGATATAGCCGCTGCGATGGCTTTACCAGCCAATGCGGGTTGAGCGCGGCAAGATAGACCGAGTAGGAAAGATGGAAAAATGCGGTGTTGGTTGCAGAGAAACCGAGTCGGTACAACAGATCATATACTTCGACAATGTCTGTTACGGCGTTCATGCTGCATCCGTCCCCTCCAGTGCTTGAACACGATCCATAAACTGTTGAACCAGAGCGCCCTGCGCCTCCGCATCCAGCATGGAAAAGAGAAACAGCAAGGTCGGGGCGGAGGCGGCATATCTCCCGCGCTCCAAATCACTGTATGCGCGGCTGGAAATACGAAGCTGCTCCGCCATGGCCTCCTGAGTCAATGCCTTCTGCTGCCGCAGAGAAGACAATTCTTCGGAAAGAAGCTCTGCGAGCAGCGCCGGGTATGGTTTCATTCTGAAGACCTCCATAGTTTATAATAGATCGACTATGGAGATTCTATGTCGAAATGAAGCACGCTTCCACGAAGTACGCTTCGTGCTCGCCGTTCAAATCTTGTGAAAAAGCCGAGTTAAAGCACGCAAAACAGTATTTATTCGGTGAAACAACAGAATATCCAATGCGCACCAGCGCGGAAAGGAGAAGCCATGAACGTCAGAAAACCTGTGGATTACGGCACGATGTACCGGGAATTGACTGCAATTCTTACGCAAAATCTTTCGCAGATGGACGAAGTGTACGCCATCGGCAAGGCCACCAGTCAGCGCCCGGAGAAGGGCGCGGCGGTCGCAGCCGCAGAATTCTTGCAGGCGAATTTCCCTGACCGCGCAGGCTTTTCCTCGCGCAACGTGCGCCGGATGCGCGATTTTTACAAGACTTATGAAAATGACCAAACGCTCCTCCGGCTGGCAATGAAAATCGGCTGGACGCTGAATGTGGTGATCATGGAAGCGGAGCTGACAAGCGATGTGCGCAAGTGGTATCTGGAGCAGGCGCAGCGTAGAGGCTGGACAAAAGCAGAACTACAGGCAGCGCTTGAGGCCGAAGCATATGATGTTCAGCGTGAAGAAACAGAAATTATGAAGCCCATCAAAGCGCAAATCGCAAGAAAACTGCATATGCTTAAGACTCGCTTTTTTGTTCAATGTCGCGGGTATTTGCGAAAAGCGCTTGACTTCGAAAAGTTTC